CAAATCCACAATCTTCTGAGCACCACCATAGAACCACGAGAACTTATACGCACTATTCGACTCGTAGTCATCCCAGAAAGGTACAATATGCTCTTCAAGGTAGTGAGATGTCCACAAGAACAACAACTTAAGCGCAAGAGGGAAAACAAAATACGGACGCACTTTTAACCAATAGTTACTTACGGCCATTCTTTCATTTTTCCTCTTCAACGCCAGTAGTTGTTCAACTGGGTGATCCCTAAGATATGTTATAAAATCAGTTAACTTATCATCGTCATTCTTAATAATCTTAATATACATATCAGCTAACTGCAGTGCTTCTGATAATGTTGATTTATCAGTTTTTGCGGCTGCATCACTAGCTATAAAAGGGAACCCAGCACTAGCTTGAAGAGTGAGCATAAATACCTTTTCGTCATTAAAATCTGGGACTTCTGGTATGGGTGGGGACAATTTGCTCATAGGATCAAGGATAAAGTGACCCATTAAATAGGTAGCATAACTACCGACAACACTCAAGCGAGCTGGGACAGAAGGTAACTGCTGCTTGATGCGCCACACTAATCCACCTAACGTGCCATTAGTAGCGATGTGGGTTTTGACATATTCGAAATATCGCCTTTTCGTCTCGTCGGGAATCATCAACTCTCCCTTCTTAACTGGGGCAATATATGCTTGCTTAACCATTTGCTCCCACATTTGATGGTCCGCCTTAGCCCGCATAGAAGGCAAGGTGAACTTAATCAATTTGTCACTACCAGGCACTTTCATTGCTGCAACGCTTGAAAAAGCGTTTAATGACAGCAGAAATTGACAGGCTACCTTATGCGTAATATCGTAACTGTACCCTGCTCTAGGAGGGTAGCCATTTGGTAAATACTCATCGTCAACTTCTAACTTCGGAGCTGTCAATTTCATCCACTCAGGACGAACATTAGATTGAGTCGGTTCTACTTTAGATGAGGTTGAATTCTCACTTTGGGATAGGATCTGTGCAATCGATAATTTCTCCTGGGAGGCGAAACGATCAGCTGAAGTCATGATTATTAAGTGCATTAGTGTTATTAGGGTTACCAGACTCCTCTGGGTGGGGAAAGAATTGATAAGCTCAACTCTTACCAGTAAAACTTTGCAAATGGTTACACTCCCAACAAGTTACGCGAAGTCAGGAGGCGCCACTAACTGGCACTTGTCAGTTTTACGACATGACCAGGTCATAAAACACGTGGTTTTACATTAACAGCGGGATTGCACGGTTTCCCAGCTCTACCAAGCCTCTGCCAGCAATATACCTGCCCACAGTGTTCAAACCTGTTTGAACAACTTCATTCATACCTGTGTACAGAGGGGACACCCAATTGCCAAAACTCTGCCCAATCTTTGTCAAATTTGTACCACTGAGAACTGAGTCTTGATGAGAAGAAGTCATTGAACCAACAGAAGTGGCGATTAAGCCATCTGCTGTTGGTGCAACAACACACTCCCAATGAGACACTGTCTCAATGACAATTTGAGGAGGGGTAGTAGTTGACATATTGGTGAACCCTATACCGAGTACAGGATAATCTTGCATGACAAAGGTGGCTGAAGCTGGTACTATACCATTTGTTATATAAGCAGTCTTAAAACCAAAATTGGAAGGATCTTGCGGTCTCCAAGTGGCCCATGCTCCATCACGTGCTGTTCCAACCCACTTTTCATCTACATTAAATAAATCTTTGGCTACATATTTCTCGAATGGAATACCGGTACCCAAACATGCAGCTACAGCTTCACCTTGATCATTGTTAGTACTAGCAATCAATCTAATTCTAATTCCTCCAGCAATAATACGCAAAGAAGTGAAGTTGGCTTGCAACGTCCCAACAGAAGGGACAACACTAGCACCAGACAAGAGAGCATAATTATAATCTCCTGAGGCATTAGGAATTGTCCAACCTGCTGTGACTATTGGCTGCACCATTATGGGACAAAACATAACCGACAGAGAGTCAGTTTGGACGCCACCAGTCTGTTGATTAAGAATACCTGACATATTCATCACACATCTGATGCGCTGGGTAACTAATGCTGTTTTACAAGTAGTACCACCCAAACGCACTGGCGGATTGTCGAAAGGATTCTGTAAACACTTAATATACTTATTGAACTCTTGATCGGCAATCACACCGGGAAGTGTGGGTATCCTGGAT